ATGCCACCAGTATGGACCGACTTTTTCAAATTATTTAATTATAGCGCCGAGCCAGATCCATTGGCTCGACGTAAAGATCCTCGTCAATTTACTTCTGCTGGCATCAGCCAGCCAGAAGCATTGGGATCTGATATTAACAATGGTCAAGTTAGCGGAGGAATGTCCAGCTATCGCCAGACCAATGACATGATTGACACAACAACACTGTCAAATCGTGCCATGAGATATAAAGAATACGAAAGATTAAGGAATGTTCCCGAAATTGAAATGGCAATGACCGTATACGCAGACGAAGCTTGTGTCGCAGGTGACACCAAAATTGCCACTCCTTTCGGCTTCATAACAATTAAAGAATTAACAGAAAATAAATCTGAAGAACGATTTCTTGTTTATTGCTACGACTTTGATACAAAAGATTATACACTAGGATGGGCATTCGCCCCTAGAAAAGTAAAAACAGCACCAACAATTAAAATAACCCTAGACAACGGCACAACATATACAGCAACAAGCGATCATAGAGTTCTTCTTAAAAACGGACAATGGACAGAAACAGGAAGCCTTAAATTCGGCGATGAATTAATGCCTTTTTATAGAATATCCACTAGCATAAGACACAAAAAAATAAGACAAGGTCAATACCCCAAAATCCTAAGCACAAATAAAGGCTGGATTAATGAAAAACAATTCATAGAAGATTGGAAAACAGGAAAAACAAGCCGTGATTATCAAATTCTAAATCGTGCTTGCCGTATGATTGCTGGCGGTCTAACTACCAGACAAATATCCCAAAAATTGGAAATGGATTGGCACACCATTGAAGATAGAATGTACAGAGAAGGATTTTCACACAAATCAATAATACAACTGGAAACCATGGGCGAGACAAGACGTGTCGTAGGCGTCAGCCCCGGACAAGAACAAGATGTATACGATATTTCAGTAGAAAAACATAAATGCTTCGCCACAGATTCAGTTATTCTACACAATTGCCAACGTGACGAAAATGGAAATATCTTCAAGATTACAACTGATAATCAAGACGTTAAAGAAGAAATAGAATTCTTAATGCTCAACAGAAAAATGCTTAATCTTAATCGCCATGGCTGGACTTGGTTCAAAAATCTTTGTATTTCTGGCGATCATTTTTTGGAAATTGTAATTAATCCAGAAAATCCAAAAGAAGGAATTTATCGCTGCCTGTCTCTGCCACCAGAAACAATGTATCGCATAGAAACTGTCAAAAGCAGAGTTATCGAGTTCCAACAAAGCAAAGAAGGACCTGACTACCAAGCAATCGTAAGAGGATCTCCTACAGAACTAACTGATACAGAATTAGGACAAACAACTGCAATCAGATTCGCACCAAGTCAAATTATTCACTTTAGAATCGGCGATGATAGAAAAACATTTTATCCATATGGACAAAGCTTAATTGAACCCGCCCGTGCTCCAGCACATAGTCTTCGACTTATGGAAGACGCAATGGTCGTTTACCGTTTAGTTAGAGCGCCTGAAAGACGTGTTTTTTATATCGATGTAGGTCAACTTCCACCATTCAAAGCTGAAGCATTCATGGATAGACTTAAAGATCAATTCCGTAAAAGAAAAATTGCAAACAACAGCGGAAATGGCGGAGCAAACCAAGTAGATGAAAGATGGATGCCACCCGCTCAAGATGAAGATTACTGGCTTCCTATTCGTCCAAATAGCGGAACAAGAATCGATACATTGCCGGGAGCAGAAAATCTCGGTGAAATAGATGATGCAGTATATTTCCGTAACAAATTACTAACTGCCCTCAATTTCCCTAAAAACTATTTCAACAACGAAGATCCCGGCGCAACAAGGATAACACTTAGTAGCCAAGATGTAAAATTCGCCAGAATGATCGAAAGACTTCAAAGCCACTTTGAAGACGGTCTTCTCGAACTAGCAGAACGACACCTTCAACTAAGAGGATTTCCCGAAGAACATTATCGTGACCTAAGAATAAAAATGACACCCCCAAGCGATTGGAGAGAACTGTCCAGAGCAGAAGTCGTCAACGCACGCTATGGAAACGCTGGAACACTAAAAAGCAGCCAACTTATGTCAGATTATGACATAATGATTAAAATTCTTAAATATCAAAACGATGACGCAGAAGAAATGCTCGCCAGACTAAAAATTCAAAAACTCGAAGACCTCAAACTACAAGTCCTCGCACAAAACCCACAACTCCTCGGCGTTGGAATTCCCGGCCAAGAAGAAGGCGGCGAACAAGAATTGGGCGATAAAGAAGGTGGACCAAACACACAACCAGAACCAGAAGGAACACCACCACCAGAAGGACAACCTCCCGAAGGATTACCTCCAGAAGGAATGCCTTCACCTACAGCAGGAGAAGCAGATAAAGCATCAGCCGCTCAACCAGCAAATATTCCCGATGCAACCGAAAATGATATCAAAAAATTTGACCTTGAACTTCAAGATTATGAATCTGAAGCAGATATCGAAGACATTGACTACAGCGTGACAGACCGATGATAAAAGTAGGACTGTCACAACTGCCAACACTAGCCTTCAAAAATAGGCATATAGTTGAATATTCAACCAACGCAGGCTGTATGTATTGTCAAAAAATTTACCCTATAAGTGAAATAAAATCCTATACCGATAACCAAAAAACTTGCCTATGCCCATATTGCAATGTCGATGCAGTTATCGGCGACAAATCAGGATACGAAATAAATGAAAAATCTTTATCAAATGCAAATAAATATTGGTTTCAAAAAAAATAATTATTTAAAAAAAATTACAAATATTTTTTTTATTTAATTAATCCTTGGTGGCTGAATAACCGTCAGCTGCATTAGGATATAATTCCTCATCATGCTTAGGCTTGCGACCATCCTCATTCCCTAATCCCTTTTCATTCATCCCACCATGATGCTTCCTACCTATATTTTGAAATGAATCAAGCCTGTAATCATTTAAAATATCTCTTATTTCAGGCTTCATTCTGTTCTGATTCAAAAATGCAACTATGTCCTGAGGAGCAATATCCATCATCTTCTTCAAAGCCTTTTTTACAACTTCCAAAGCAGAACTAGATTTTTCATCCATCCCATCTTCTGAATTAACAACAGGATCATGATCATATGAAGCTAATTCCTTTAAATTAAGATATTGTTGAAATGTTTTCATTATTTTGTCCATTTTTGTGTGTTAATGCATACTTATATATTGAGCGGAAACAAAAAACAAGTAATGCGGTGTGAAATCTAATCTTGAAGTATAGATACTCTCATTGGCAAGCATCGAATCGCAATTAAATTTTACGAACCTTATCATAAAGGGAGTCAACAGATCATGAAGAGAAAACTTATTTCTTACGATGTCCTCAAAGAACTTAAATCAAGATCTCTCACGACAGTAGAAAACGAACTCAGAGAAGCAAAAGATGTGCTTGCAACAACACTCGGTCTGGATGACCTAGACATTTACACATTCAGCGAATCAGATGTCACCTATCAGTCTTCTGATGGCAACTTCATCCACGCAACATATAAAGTCACCGATGATCAAGTCATTCTTGAAAATATTCAAGCACTGATTGTTGAAGAATCGAGCGAAAGAAATCACGCTCGCCAAACAGTCAGCAAAATGATTGACAGCCTTCTCGAAAATGACTCAAATTCAGCAGAAAGCCTTTTTGACTCTTATATGTCAATGCCTTTCGTGAAAAGAGAAATGTCAGTAAATGAAGCTGTTAAAGCAGTTTCAAAATCACCACTCAAAGGACGCAAACAAAGTCCTGCAACTATCGCAAAACGCACCCGTGCTCGCAACCTTTCACTCTCAAGAATGAGTCCAACAGATCGCAAGAAGCTTGGACGACGTAAAAAAGGTTCCTTCATTGCAAAAAACCTTAAGCCAAAAACCATGAGAGAATGGGCCGCAATGTGCGAAAATGTTCTCGGATATCTCAACTACGTCAATAACGGCAGCGTCATTAGCGAATCAGCAGTTAAATCCGACGACAATGGCAATGTTACCGCATTGGCCGTTCCAACAACAGAAAAACGTAAACAAGGCAAAATTCTTACCATGGACTTTAAAACCATGGACACAGAACTCAAAGTACTTCGTGGAACTATGAAAAATGTCAGCGAAGATCAAACATTCATCAAAGCAATGACTGATCTTAAGAGATATAACAATATCAGCGATAACGGATCTATGGAAGAAACACTCGAAGCAATCGTAGGACACTGGCCAGATCTACTACTAGTCAGCGAAAGCGAACTAGCAGAACAGATTAAAAATGCACTAACAATTGCAGAAGCAACTAACTTCGACGATGATACCTGCTTCTTTATGGCAGAAGCCATCCTGCGAACCGCACACAACGCTTATACCGACCGTGTAAAGAAAATCGCTCACCTCGCAGGCTATAATCGTGATGTCACAAGTGAATGCAAAACATGCGAAGACGCTTATCGTGAATTTTCACATGTATCACAAAAATTGTTCGACCAGATCGACGAAAATCACAACAACGAACTGGTAATTTTCGGCGATCTATACAACGCACTCCACGAAGTATATCGCATCGCAAGCCATAACGGCGACCAAGCTACTACCATAGAAGTTTCTGACTTTATGCGTGAATGCTACTCAATTATCAACAACACCTCACTTCCAAATATGGAACTAGCAGAAGCAATTGCTAACTACCTCGCAGATATACTCGAATCTAGCGAAGAAGGTGGAGAAAAAGGCTGGAGCCACGATGTAGAAGTTAACGCAACTGGCGAACACGAAATGACCAAATGGAATGCAAAACAAAACGGAACACCATTCAGCAACGGCGGTAACTGGAAAAGCCCAGCACCCGTAAGCGATGGCAAAAGCTATAACGGTAGCCACGCTAGCGAAATGGGCCACAACAGCTTAGGAAATTACGGGAAAGATACTTGGCCAAATGTCCAGAATCCTTTCCTGCCTAAATCAGTTATGCCAAAAATGAAAGAAAAAAGCGTAGTCGATGACGATGGACTAGGATTCAATTCATCTGGTAATACTTGGCCAAACCTGAGAAACCCATTGTCACTCAAATCAATCAAACCTAAACCAGTTGTATAAAATGAAAGGATTTCAATGGAAAATCAATTCTTACTAGTTGATTGCTGCAATAACGGTGGTTTTACCTTGAGCCTCAATGAGTCAGTCTCCGATAGGGGACTGACAAAATTCAAAGGTAAATTCCAAGAAGCAGAAGCAGTTAACAAAAATAAAAGAATCTACCCATATGCTGTTCTTGATGAAAATGTCAAGAAACTAGTACCAATAATCAGTAGCCGTGGATTAGTCGGAGAACTCGATCACCCAACTGACTCCATCATCCACTTTGAAAAATGCTCTCATGTCGTTACTAAATTATGGTGGGAAGGAAATAACCTAATGGGCGAAGGAGAAATTCTCAACACCCCTCATGGCAAAATCCTAAAAGCACTTATCAACGACGGAGTCCGTGTCGGCATCAGTAGTCGAGGCGTTGGAAATGGAAGAAGTGACGAGAATGGAATCCTTGTGATCGGTGAAAGCTACAAACTCATTACGTTTGACGCAGTAGCAGATCCCAGCACACATTCAGCCTTTCAGGAGAAAGTGCCGAGTGGAAAGAAAGAAAGTTATGTCCCAAATACCAATAATGCAGAATTTTCTAGAAATGCGGTAAAAAATGAAAACTCCCGCATACATAATGTCAGAAAAGATGCACTTTTGGCTTGCTTAGGCGGCATCATTGATCAGAAAACAAGAAACATTACAGCGAGGTTAGGCTAATATGGACAAGATCGTAGAAGCATTGAAAAATCTCCTACCGGAGAATGAAGTTAATGAAGTAGCTAACGCCGTTGGCGAACTACTTGATCAGGCCAAGGCTAGCCTTGAGACTGAATTCAACAGCAAACTCGAAGAGGCTTATGCTGAACTTACATCTGAATTGGCCGAAGCAGAAAATATTGCAGAACAAGGCTACGAAGAAGCCTACGCAATCATCGGCGATCTGCGTACACGACTAGAAATTCAGGGACAAGAATACAAAGACGCTCTCGAAGAAGGATACGAAGAAGCATACCAAATGCTCAAATCTGAACGTGCAAAGAACGAAAATATCGAAGTGAATATGTACGAAGAATATGATAACAAACTATCAGAAATGAAAGAATATATCGTCGATAAAGTCGATCAGTTCCTTCAACTCAAAGGTAGCGAAATATACGAACAAGCTCGTCGTGACTTGGTTTCCGACCCAAGAATCGCAGAACATAAAGTCGCACTCGACAAAATTGTTAATATCGCTTCCAACTACCTTAGCAATGACGATTTCTCAGAAATCAATGCAGAAAAAGCAGAAGAAGCAACTCGTCAAGTTGAACAGCTAAAAGGACAAATGAGAATCCTTGAAGCTAGAAATATTCGCATCAGCACCGAAAACACAAAGCTGAACGAAGCAGTTCGACAAGCACAAGACCTCATCACGGAAAGCCGAAGAGTCGTAACCCGTGAAAGAAAGTCCAATGTTCTTAGCGAACAGAAAGAAAGAACCATGAAAGCACAGAATGTAACGGGGAGAGGTAATAACGCTAGCGATAATGTTGTTATTGCTGAATACAATAACAATAACACTAGTAACTCTGACATGGACCAACTGTTGGTCCTGTCGGGTCTGAAACAAACCAAGTGAACTCCTTTTAGCTATAACGAAGAATAGGAAATAATATGAACGCTAATTCTAGATTTTTGAACGAGGCTAGGGAGCTAGAAACTCGTTGGAAGCAGACCGGACTCCTCGAAGGCATTCAGGATCGATACGTCCGCTCAGCTACCGCAGTTCTGCTCGAAAACCAGAGACTCATGAACGAAGTCTCAACCGATACTGGCGATGTTGCACAGTTCAAGAGGATCTCAATTCCTCTCGTCCGTCGTATCTATCCACAGCTTATCGCTAACAAAATCGTATCAGTACAGCCATTGCTCGGCCCAACCGGCTTGGTTTACTACCTCCGCTTCCGCTATTCCAGCAACAAGGGTGCTACCCGTGGCGCTAGCAATATCGGCGGTTTCCCCGGTGATGATGCAAACTCACTGATGCAGAGAGCCGATGGTACTGCAAACCTCGACATCTTCTACACCAGCCAGTTCATCCAGAACGAAACAAGCTCAACTGACGCTGGAGCAGGCGTACAAAGCGTGTTCGCTCCTCTTGAACACACACCAGTTCTCGCAGGCACAATGACAGGCACAATCTATGATGGCGCAACCGCTATCCAGACATTTACCGTATCAGCTGGCGGAACTTTCACCTTCTCAGATATCGGCACACCTTCACCAAAGGTAACAAGCGGTACTCTTGGAACCACAACTGGCGAACTAGTCCTTAACTGGAACGGCGCTCCCGGTAGCAATAACGTAGTTGTCTCCTATGAGTACAACATGGAATGTAACCAAGATCTCCCTGAAATCAACCTCGTCGTTGAATCAGAAGAAATCGCTGCTAAAACCCGTAAGCTCAAGGCTGTATGGTCCTATGAAGCACAGCAAGATCTCCGCTCACAGCACAATCTTGACGCTGAAGCTGAACTAACCGCTGTCCTCGCTCAGGAAATCAACCTCGAAATCGACCGTGAAGTCCTCACCGACCTTCGTAACAACGCAGGTACTGTCTCTGCTTGGGACTTCAACACCGCACTCGGCGAAACCATCAAGGAAAAGTACGAATCCCTTTATGTTAAGGTCGTAGAAATTTCCAACGTCATCCATCGTAAGACTCTTCGTGGTGGCGCTAACTGGATCGTAACAAGCCCAGAAGTTGCTTCAATCTTTGAAACAGCTACAGCTGGCTTCGCTCCTGCTCCTTCCGAAACCTTCACCTCAAGCCTCGGCATCCAGTATGTCGGCACAGTGAACAATCGCTGGAGACTCTACAAAGATCCTCTCTTCCCAAGCAACCAGTTGCTAATGGGTTATAAGGGCGATAGTTACATGGACAGCGGTTACTTCTACTGCCCATACGTTCCTCTCACCCAGACACCAGTTGTTCTCGATCCTGAGAGCTTCTGCCCACGCAAGGGAATTCTCACACGCTATGGCAAAAAGTTGCTTCGTGAGGGGGCAAAATTTTACGCACGCCTCAGTATTGCTAATTTCGTCATCTGATTTTCATGCAAGATTTACTATCGCAAAACCAAGAAAACCCCGGAAAAACCGGGGTTTTCCCTTTTTACAAGCATCTAAATATTTTCTCAAAATTGCTGAAAAAATCCTTGATTTCTAAAATTTGCTTACTATAATACCTTTGTGGGGCAATAAGAAAAAGAGGTGTTAAATGGAACCAAACATCATCGTGATGAGTGAGTTAAATCAGAACAAGCATTGGGCTAAGGAAGTCCTTGAAGTTGCCCGTAAAATAAATCCTAATTCATTCCTTTTCTATAAACATGAATTCATAAAAAAAGAACAACAGATCAAATCACATGTTAATTCATATACAAGCAACAACATGAGATCGGTTTTTGCAAGAAAATGCAAAGTAACAGCAATTGAAACTGATGTGATGAGAAAATTCTGTAATAAATATCACATTCAAGGAGCAAACACCCTTGCGATTATTGCATTTGGAATATTTGAAGGAGATGAGCTTCTAGGAGTTCTTTCTTTGGGCAGACATCATCGTAACAATGAAGATGTTTTGCTTGATAGGATGTGTTTTAAGAATAGTGTAAGGGTAGTTGGTGGAGCCAGTAAATTATTTAATGCTGCTTTAGTTTGGGCAAAAGCTCAAGGAATCGATAAGATAATCAGCTTTAGTGATAATCGTTACAGTCTTGGAACTGTTTATGATAAACTCGGCTTTACTTTAGAAAGTGAATTAGTTCCTGATTACTTTTATGTTGAGCGTGAAAACATTGAAAAAGCTTACAGCAAACAAAGTCAAAAAAAGCAAAATGTTGACTGTCCAGAAGGACTGACAGAAAGGGAATGGGCAGAAGAAAGAGGTTTGGTTCAGGTTTATGACGCTGGAAAAAAGCGTTGGATATACAAAATTAGGAAAGTTGTTACAAATTCATTTGCTACTCGCAGGCATGGTTTTTATGAAACTAAAAAAAGCAGACCAAAAACAATTTATTATCAATCAAGCTATGAGTTAAGAGCAGCAACAATACTTGACAACGATGAAGCTGTTGATTTTTATACTACTCAAGTTACAGCTTCTATTGACGGAAGGGAAAGAATTATTGATTTTCTCGTTACATACAAATCTGGCGTTGTTTCAATAATTGAAGTCAAACCAAGACTCAAAATAGAAGCATGTAAGCAACAAATTGAAGACAACAAGAAAATTGCTTGTGAAAACAGTTGGAGATTCCAGTTGTGGACAGAGAAAGAACTGGGATTTGATTCTGAATACAAAGCTGTTTGTTGGGCTGACATGTTTCTTTCAGAAATACAAGGAATTGATTATGTTGAAGAAAGAAGAGATCGTCACAATGAAAGTGTGAAAAAACATTACAAAAAACATATAGCTACAAAAACTGTAGAAGTCCCCTGTGTCTTCTGTAATGAGGTTCATATGGCTTTGAGGCTGACTTATGACAAGAACATAGCTAGGAATGGGCGATACATTTGTGAGCGTGAGGGAGGGCATATAGCTGGCAGCAAACCCAAATTGAGTTTGAGGAAAGATAACCCTTATTCATCTGATGGCAAGAAGGAATGTAATAAGTGTAAGGAAGTTAAATTATTTGAGCAATTTAGTCCTGACAAGAGCAAGCGTGATGGATATTGTACTATGTGTAAGCCTTGTCGTTCTGAGAAGATGAAGGCTAGTTATGCGAAGAAGAAAGAGGCATGAAAATGTGGGGATATTATGGTAGTAAATCGAAGGTTGCGGGGAAATATCCTGTTCCACGTTATTCAAAAATAATAGAGCCATTTGCTGGTACTGCCCAATATTCCTTATTGTATTGGGATCGTGAAGTTCATTTGATTGAGAAGTATGAATTGTTGGTTAATTTGTGGAAATGGTTACAGAAATGTAGCAAGGAAGATATTTTATCGACAAGGCGTTTGAAGTTTGGTGAATCTACGGATAATTTTGAGTGGGATTGTCAGGAGAGAAAGGATTTGGTTGGTTTTATCATAACAGGAGCACCATCTATGCCGAAGAAGACAGCATCGAGATGGAAAACAGTAGTTCGTCCTAACACACAAGATTATAAGTTACAGTATATTGCTGAAAATTTGGAAAAGATTAGGCATTGGAAAATTGATTTAGGTGATTATAGAGATGTTGAAAATTGTGAGGCGACATGGTTTATTGATCCGCCATATTATGTGGGTGGAAAATATTATAAGCATGGAAGCAAGTTGATTGATTATGATATTTTGGGTACATGGTGTAGGGATAGGATGGGTCAGGTGATTGTTTGTGAGTCAGATGGAGGAACTTGGTTGCCATTTGAACCTTTAACTGAATCGAGAGGCAACAAGAATGTTTACAAGGAATATATTTGGTTAAAGTGATTAAGAAGAAGAAAGAGGCTTGAAAAAAGAATAATTTTCACCAAATTGGCATAGTAAAATTACTAAATATTTGTTGATTTGTATAAATATATTGAATGTTTCATTATGTATAAAAATTAAATATTTTTTCAAGGAGATAAAATGGGAGCTACATCAGCCACAGGAGTCGGTAAGGGAGCAGCAGGTGTTACCCGTGGTCCCGGCAATAATCGCAATCAGTTTTCATCTTTGCTTGATCCACACATTGTTTTTCACGGAACTGCTTTCGCTGATGGTGGTAATGTACAGATTGATTTGCCATCAAGTGTTTACGATATTCCTCAAAATTTGACTCTTCTTTGTTCAACACAGGCATTTCTTGCTGAGAAACTTCTAAACGGAGACAATATTTGCACTGGATTTAGAGTATATACTTACAAGAAAGCTGATTTGGATTATGTCATCATTAAGAGTCCAAGTGGAAAATTTACTCCACTTGATGATGTCAGCACAAACGATTGATTTCTATTTATAAAAAAGGAGGCATAAATGGAAATTAAGATTGTTAAGAATGAAAAAAACGTCGAAATTATTCGTGCTGTGGAAAATAAAGGTGTAGCCACATTATCTTCGGATCAAAATTCTGGAGTTAGAATGGGCAAAATTTCCAACAAAGTTTTAGAGAGAATAGGTGGTCTTGAAACTTTTGTAAGGCGATTTAATAGACTGTATTCTAATACTAAATTAAAATTTACATTAGTTGATCCAGCGGCACCAGAAGTTGCACCAGAAGTTGCACCAGAAGTTGCACCAGAAGTTGCACCAACACCAGAACCAGAAGTTGCACCAACACCAGAACCAGAAGTTGCACCAACACCAGAACCAGAAGTTGCACCAACACCAGAACCAGAAGTTGCACCAACACCAGAACCAGAAGTTGCACCAGCGCAGGGTTGAATTTAATTGAGCGTAACTATAATAGGTTATGTTTTACTTTATTCTTCCTAATTGTTGCATAGCATTTAATGCCAAGGTTGCATCAACAGCCTTGGCATTTTCTATTGTACATAAGTATTATCCTGAAAGATTGGTAGATACTTTAGAGAGGCACAGAAAGAACACAGAGGGATTATCTGCTGAATTCATAAAAACATTACCTGAATCTATTCAAAAATCCATATACAATGATAAATGTGATTCTGTGGCATTTTGGCAGAGTGTATGTTTAACAAAACCAAATCCTAATCCTCCGATTCTTTTATTGGTAAGAGAGCCTGTTGACAGGTTTATATCTGCTGTTGCTCATTTGCAAATTGATCCAGAGGTAACAATAAGTGCTTTGGAGTCAAATGGAAAGATGGTTTTTCAAAAACTGCCAAGAAACGCTAGAAATGACACTCATTTGTTGCCGCAGCATATTTATAATGGTCCTGATACAAAGTTATACAAGTTTCCTGATGATTTAGAGAAACTTTGTCGTGATGCAAATCTTGATTGGCCATTGCCTAGAGTAAATGAAGGCAAGTATACTAAGCCTGTTTTGACAGAAGAGCAAATTAAAAGAGTAGAAGCATATTATGCTGAAGACATGAAAATTTGGAATTCAATGAACGGTTAGTTATTCCAAGAAGAAGAAAAAAATAAATCAATAATCTTTTGGCATATGAATATATTTTCTGATTTCATAATCTATCTCAGGTTTATCGTGTCGTTGTAAAAAATATACATTATTTTTTATTTCAAAATCACAAATTTTATTTATGCTTTCCACATCGCTCAAAATCCATTCCCAGCTTGATTCGGCACGATGTTGGCCACAAACAGCCATGTAGATGGTATTAATCATTTTTCCAGACCTATTGAGGTTATAGCTACGATTATTGCCTGCGTTAAATTGCAGGACGAAATTGCTCCATTCTAAGGATGCTTCTTTCAAAATTCCAATAAATACATCATTATTTAGCAAAGATTTGTCTTCGATTACTTTCTTTATGAGTTTCGAGAAAATTTTTGGAGTTTCGAGTTGCATTTGAATAGCCTCTTCTATTGAGCTAGACTTGCCTTGAGATGGTTATTGTACTCTTGTTTAGTGAGAAAATAAAGGCCAATTACTTAAGAAAGTAAGTTGGAAATAATTAAAATTATTTTGTTTATGTTGATAAATAGTTTGAGGTTTTATGAATAATAATTTTTATGAATCGAGTTATCTGCATTATTTAGCTGGTGTTATAAATGAGGATCAGTATCATGAGATATTAGGATTTAATCTTCTTTCTCGTCCTGATACAGACAAGGGTATTTTAGGTTTATATGATATTAATTTTGATAACAACCTGATGCATATTGATCCTGTTCGTTCAAAGGATGGTCTTAGTCCAGAGCAAAGTCGTCTTGCTAGCAAGAGTAATATAAAGACTACTTTGGAGCTTACAGATGATCAGTTGGATGATTTTGTTGATTCATTTGGTGATGACATTGCGAAGCATAAGTTGAAGGTTTATAAAAAACATAGTGTTAAATTTGACCATACGATTAGAGATGCCAAGTTAAAGCTTATTGGTGACAAGTTGCACATTGATGCTTTGAACATTCACAGTGATTGTTTTGATTTTGTTTGTTTTATTGAGCTTTCTCCAGATCAGGTTTCTCAGATTAGAAGATAGTTATCATTTATTTTAATTTTTTGATATCATCCATCCAAGATGGTGTTTTATTGAATCTATCTGCGAGTCCTTCTGGGCTAGGGAAATTAGTATCGATTTTTGGTGTTGTTGGGTATATTGAGCGGCTGTCGTATGACCATGGTTTCCATTGATCTTTGGGCAATAATTTTCCTGCATCGTCGTATGTTGGGCTTTTGCTATAAACAGAATCTCTTGTCCAATCTGGGTTGTCGTATTGACTTGTACCGCCTTTTAGATAAGAGGAGACATCATCTCCGACATCTAATGCTTTATCTTGTGCCATTCCGAGTAGTTCCATTGCTTTTTTGATTGCAGGTGTTATGCCTAGCATATCGGAGGCTTTTGTGACAAGCCAAATAGCGAAGTCTTTTGACCAGTTCATAAGTTTTACGAATGCATCGTATCCAAAATTTCCAGTCCATTTTGATAAGAACTCGTATGTTTTGCTTCCTATTGCGTCGATGAATGGTGCTAGGAATGGGAACATTTTTCTGATGAAGTCAAATCTAAAGCCGATATAAATAGCTGCGCCCATGACTGTAACGATTCCGAGGGCCTTGATTGCTTTCTTGAAATATTCGTATACTTTGGCCATTGTTAATTTAGGTTTAGCTTTATTTTCGGGTGGATTTTTAGTTTCGGGTTCTTCTTCTTTGGTTGATTTTTCTTTATCTAAAAGGTTATCAATTTTGCTGATAACTTCGTTTTCAATCATAAGCAATTCATATTTGCTTGTTCCAGTTTCTATAAAAAATTGGTTTTCGTATTTTTCTTTGATGAATTCATTGAATTTGAGCATAATGTTTATTTATCATTGAATTTTTAATTTTTTATGATAATAAATAAATTATGGAAAAGCCTAAGTGGACGATAGGAACTGTGAATTGGAAGTCAATTGATTTCGTTGAATATCAGTTGAAATATTTTCATGAGTTTTCTGATGATTTTGAATTTTTAGTTTGTGATAATGAAAGTAATATTGAGACACAGAAATTCAAGGATCTTAAAGAGAAATATCCAAAATTGAAATGGGTTAATTCACAATGGAGGAATAGTGGTTGGGGGTCACATGGAATTGGTCTTAATCAATGTATGAAGAGGGCAGAGGGTAGATATATTTTGTTAATGGACCCAGATTTTTTTTGGATGAAGAAAAATATATTGTCATTTTTAGAAACATATTTTGAATGTGGATATCATGCTGTTGGGACAGAATATGCTGGAACTGACTTTCCGATGCCTTGGGGTGCAGCTTATATTACTGATGAAATCAGGGATTTGAATTTAATGGCAAAATCTTCTTTTTGCGAGAAATATGGAACGTGGGTATATGATAGAGATTATGATACTGGTTGGCAAATTAGAATAAGGCTTGGAAATAAACCTCATCAGGCGTTTAGACAGGTTCTTAATCAAGTGCCAGATTTGGGAAGATACAATACTGGATACTCACAAACATATGTTTATGACACAAAAGTTATTGCTCATCACTTAAAAGGTGGAAGTCAAATAGAGGGATCTTATACGGAAGAGCAGATTTTAGAAATTAGGGGTAAATACACAGAATGGATGTGGAGTCAATTATACGATTGATTTTAATTTTTATTTCACTAAATTAGTTTATGTCGAACAAATGGACAATAGCTTTAGTCAATTGGAATTCAATTGAATTTATTGAATATCACGCTAAATTTTTCCATTCATTTTCTGATGATTTTGAATTTTTAGTTTGTGATAATACAAGGCCTTATCAGTCGGAAGAGTTAGATGTTATTGCTGAAAAGTATGAAAAAGTAAAAATTATTTATCCTGATGGTAAAAACTTATCTCATGGTGGTGGAATCAATAATTGTTTAGGTGAGGCATCAGGTAAATATATTTTGATTATGGACCCAGATTTTTTCTGGATGAAGAAGTCTATTTTAAGAGTTTTTGAGCATTATTTTGATCAGGGTTATCATGCGATTGGAACGGAATTTTGGGATCATCCATTTCCGATGCCTTGGGGAGCAGCATACTACACTGATGAAATTCGTGATTTAGATTGTACGGCCAGAGTTGAAAAATATTGTGATAAATGTAATAATAAGCTTTTGGACAAGTGGTCTGATACTGGTTGGGAGATAAGAGTTAGGCTGCATAATCAGCCTCATTTTGGTTTTAGAAGAGTTATGTCTAAATGTGTTCCTTATATGGGAAACCATTTTTATTCATTTAATCCAATTAGTTTTGTATATGATGGTAATTTTATTGCTCATCATTTGATGAGGGGAGAATACAAAAACACAGATTTGCATAAAGATTTTGTCAATAATGAGATGATTATTGCGAGAAAAAAGTATATTGAATATTTCTGGAGTAATTTACAAGATTGAGGATTTATGGCTAGGTTAAAGTGGACAATAGGAATAACGAATTGGGATTCTTTGGAATTCATACAATATCATGCAAAATATTTTCATGAATTTTGTAGTGATTTTGAGTTTATTGTTTATGACAATGAGAACATTCAAGGAACTGCTTCTTTCGATGATATTCGCAAAAAATATAATAGAACGAGAATAGTTCAGACTCCTAGTGTATCGCCGGGATGTCATGGACATGGTTTGGGATTGAATGCATGTGTTCAAATGGCTAAAGGCAAATACATTTTGCTAATGGACCCAGACTTTTTTTGGATGAAGAAAGATATATTGTCATTTTTTGAAAGTTATTTCAAGATGGGATATCATGCTATTGGCACAGAGTATTGGGGGAATACTTTCCCGATGCCTTGGGGTGCAGCTTATATTACTGATGAAATTAAAGATTTAGATTTGAGGGCCAAATCACATCCTTGTAATAAATGTAACAATTGGGTTTATGATCGTGATTATGACACTGGTTTTCAATTAAGAATAAGATTGAAGAATAAGCCATTCTTTTTCTTTAGAGAGTCTCAAAAGAGTTCAATTCCTGATTTGGGAAAATTAAATGACATGTATTCGCAAACATTTGTGTATGATGGGCGTAACATTGCACATCATTTAAAGGGTGGTAGTCAACCAAAGGAAGGCCAGAATAAAGATGAACTGATTGCTATCAAAAATAAGTACATAGAATGGATGTGGAGTCAGTTGTGGGAATAAATTATTTGAGGTTCTTCTTCTTTAATGTTCCAGCATTTGGAAGAATCAGGAAAGCTAATTGGATATCCCATTTTCCATTCTAAACTGATTCCAAGTTCATGTCTACCAAAGGCATAATGTGTCATATTCTTGTTCCAGCATTTTTCCTTATTGGTGTGATAAATGTTTCTTATCATGCTGTTTGTTCGCTCCTATTCCAATGCATGGAAAAGGCATGTCTCTTGGTCCAATGAAAGGAACAAGGTTTGAACATAGACCAAGAGCAAAACCAACTCATTGACCATAAATCGGATGTAGTTATCTGTCTTCTGAAATAAATAGAACTTGACCTGCCAGCAGACCAGCAGTAATTATCTGATATACTTTTAATACACACGTTCATTTTCTCTCCTCAATAAACAACTACTTCTAACGCTATTGTTCCAATGAACAGATCTGTTTCTGCCATGTACATGCGAATCATGGAACTGTAAACGACCATGATCAGATCTACATAACACGTCAAAACTAAATGTGCTAAAGGAATAAAATCCTTTAAAAGGGACGCATGAAAACACATTGTTTCTTTTAAATATCATGATTTAAAGCTCCTCTGCCAGACTTTTGAATCGGGATTTTGCTGGTAGCTCCATTCGCACCCTGTTGCTTCGAGCATTACTACATCAGCAATGTTTTCCAATTCTGTCTGATACTGATTGGCATCAGCATATCTTAAAGTTTCTTCGGCTTTTTCAAGAGCCTCATGTCGATTATTTGCAACCACATCAATCGTGTGTGTTTGCGTTGACGTAATCTTAACAGTGTACTTCATCTTACTACTCCTTTGATGGAACTATCTTTTATGACCTTATCTCAACACGATTAATTCAAAAAGTCAACGTATCAAGCTTTTCAATCGTTCCTTGGCAAAGAGAAAACTAAAAAACACATTCGTAAAAGGTCTGGAATGATTATCGAACCAAGTTTTACTTTGGTAAATATAATGCCAAGAATCATCTTTCCAACATCGACAAGAACTAAATTTGCTGAAGATAATCATATTTCGCCACCAAATTTAGACCAAGAATCATCATTGCTCCAAGACTTAGACCAAGCCCAAGCCCTAGACCTAGACCACGACCACGACCAAGACATCTGCTTCGGCAGCATCGCCAACCAAGAATCATCTTTCCAACATCGACAAGAACTAAATTTGCTGAAGATAATCATATTTCGCCACCAAATTTAGACCAAGAATCATCATTGTTCCAAGACCAAGACTCAGTTCTAGAATTATACCAAGACCAAGACCTAGACCTAGACCTAGACATAGCCCACATGTTCGACCATTGATCAAATGGTCCAGACCAAGACCTAGACATGCAAGACCAAGATCTACTAGACCTTTCCCAAAATATTTTTAATATCATAAATTACCACTAAATAAAGACCTATTGATTTTAATGATCATGCATGATCATACCAATGCTTAGGTCTAAAGCAAGACATGTTCCAAGACCAAGACCTAGTCCAACGCTGAAGCACAGACCAGCATCTAGATGACCTGTTGCGATTGTGTTTGAAAATCATATTTCACCTTTAAACAAAGTCATGCAATCTTCTGAAGAATTAACTATGTTCTGTGACCAACAAAAAGATTCTCCAAAAATCCAAGAACTATTCCACCAAGACCAAGACCACCATCTGTTGTCAGCAAAAGCCCTGCAACAACATTCGCCAGTTTTGAACATATGTCAAATCCTCTATGCCACTACGATAGAAACCTAACCCATCTTTGCTTGGCTTCTGTTGGCTGATCCGTTCTATTAACGACTCCGTCATTTCTTTTCCATTGACCACCATTTGTTACTGCTTCCATAATCCAACCACTTGCTTTGAGACTCGTGCCCGGTTCGCTTTGTAATATGTAGGTTTGTATTTTTGTATAACCCATTTCTTTAGCAATCCGAGCGCAGGCACCATACAGTTTTGAACAAGCGTTAGGTGTGCCATCAGTGCATAGTCTTGCCACCTCAAGAGTTAAACCATCATCTGAAGCACGAGCAACTGGTCTGCCACAAATAGCAATACCTACATAAGCATCATCTTTAGTTAAACCTATGCTAAATTTATGTCCAACGCTGGGTTTATGATGTCGATGCCATTGTAAAACAATTTCATTTGCTTTTTTTAAGCCAATAGGAACAATCTTCATTGCAATCCAATCTCTGCTATTCTACAGTATAATTAGGTAATTTCCTGCGAAAACTTTATTGATATAGTGCTTACGAGTCTTTTTATCAAGAACTATTTGTGTTTTACTAATCACCACCAACTACTATAAAAAACATAAAGTCCATCACTTATTGCTCTTTTCGCTGCATAAATGAAATCAATATCATTTTCAATCGATTCATTATCAGGAGGATTGTCTCCAAAGAAAAATCCTTCCGTATGAGGAAGATTTCCCGATCTAACATCTTTTTCTAAATCTTCTAAATCTTCTAAAGTAAGCATAACATAATCGCAATTGAACTCTCCTGTACCACCTTTTTTGAAGAATAGTTTTTCCATCCATCCGTGAAGATCATGATGTTTGCGCCAGTAAAATAATTGATTTTTATTGAGTCCTTCCACAAGGACTGGATTTATGTCTTTTAATTCGACAACATCTTCTTTTTTGACTGAATAAACAAACATATCAAGTCCCATGAGATACTCCTATATTAAGCCATCGCCATCCCAAAACATAGACCAACGCCACGGCATAGACCTATATAATTTTTCCCCAAAAATCCACCATGTAGAACGAATATTCCTATAAGAATCAATATTTCTCCAGTTTGACATCATTGTCGATCTAGACCATTCTCTAGATTTATTATGTGTGTTTGCTCTAAGAATCATATTTTTTTGCTCCAGCAATCGGATACGAACGAATCATGAATGTCAAAAACACGAGAAGCATATTTTTTTCTTGTCCAAGAGTCTGGAACGATTCTAAAGATTCTACGTTTTTGGAAATGCCTTCCAAAATAAAAACAATTCCATGTCATGCTGTGATTCAAATTTCCTATCCAACATTTGATGCTGGAAAAAGGAAGTAATCTGAAGCTCATGTTGTGTACTCCTTACCATGAATTTCCAGAAACTTGTTTATATCTGCAAGAAGATCAAGATTTCTTTCTACTTTTTCTTTTTCCCAGTTCCACCATTGTATTTTCATTAATTGATCTATTACATTTTTTTCAAATCTGTATCTAATTATTTTTGCAGGGTTGCCTGCAACTATGGCAAATGGTGGTATATCTTTAGTTATCACAGCCCTAGCTCCAACTATAGAGCCATGGCCTACAGTGACGCCTCCAAATATCATTGCTTCAGTTCCAATCAAGCAGTCAGAGCCAATTATGATTGGGCCTCTGTCTTTTCCTATTGGATAATTGGAATTAGGATAATGTGACCTGAATCTGAAAGTACTGACAGTAGGATGATGCATACATGCATGGTCTATTGGTCCACCACAAAGAAATGTTACTCTTCGTGCTATTCCTGAATAATTACCAACGATTATTTGGTAATTAGGAAAATGCATGATGCAATCTTGAGCAATGCTAGAAAGAGTACCAAGAGTTATTCCCATGTCATCACCTCTGCCCTAATCATATTGGAAAAACGGTGAAAATCAACTCTTTTCTAATATGATTGGGATTATTCGTTGTAAGACCAACACGCACAACAAATATGACCATTCTGAACAGAGAAAATAGTAAATCCAGAGTAAGAACAATGATTGTTCCATGATCTGGAAACCGATATGTCTCCAGACCAACACCAATTGGTGTGATTGTAAGAATTTTCTCTAAGAATCATTATAAGCCCAACACCACCCAGAACAGATTTGACCACGATGGTGTTCAGAAAAAATGGTAAAACCAGAGAAAGAATAATCATCATTCCATAATCTAGAAATTGATATATTTCTAAACCAAAAATGATACATGTGATTGTTAGAATTTATTCTAGTAATCATGGTTAGATTCCATGCTTGATAGGTTTAATTAGATAAACGACACCAGAATCATAATCTATAAAATCGACGACATCCATTTTATACTTATTCTTTAACCAAATATCAAAAGAATTATAAAAGTCTACAATCGAATCATCATAATTTTTCAGCTTCTGAATGTGATCAAGCGGAATTTCAAGTTTAACTTTATGCAATTCCTCTGGTTCTGTGATATTCCACCTATCAACCAGATCAGTTTCATTTTGCCAAAATTCTTTTGCTTCTCTATCACTCAGAGGAATCCAATTTTTAGCATCATTAACCAATGATGAGAAAAACTCATTGTCTGTTTTTTTATTCTCATTCAACCATTCAGCAAAAGAAAATTTATTTTCTTTAACACAATTTGGAACTGTTCTTCCACCTTTCTTTTTCATGCCTACTTGCTTATAACCTCTCCAACAAGCCTCATTCAT